CCGTCATGATTTGATTGATATACAAAATTCGATTCACCCAATTCTTCATAATATTTCTTAAAATGTCTATTAGATTTTAAGAAATTTATACATCCCTTATCAACTTCTCTATCATAATAAGATGCATCATAATCTTTCATGAAGTTATATAAACCACGATTAATGAATAGTTGGTTTGATGACATTAATATTACATAATCAGAAACTATATTGTTTTCAATAATATATTCATACAAATCCAAATGTAAAGGAACCATCGTGTCAAATCTCTCAAAATTAAGAAACACATCGTTGCCTAATACATTTTTTGTTAATGGTTTTCTTTTGACAATATGAACATGTTCTAAAGACAAATCATCTAGTCCATCAGTCATACCATCATTGATAATGATACAAACATTTTCATTGAATTTGAATATGTTTTGTATTGTATCTTTTATTGTTTCTTTATTTTCGTGGCAAGTCAACAATACAATTAAGTTATATTTTTCCATAGTTTATTGATATTAGTTTTTATGAAATTGTAATTATAATCATCCTTTTGGCAATGTGCCATTACCCTCAACAACATCAATATCAATAGAGAGTCATCAAAAGCTTCTGGATAAATTAACCTAAGATTGTCTTGTATTTGTTGCAGTTTTGTATCCAATTTGATATCAGAATTACGCAAAAACCATTTACATTGTAAATCTTGGCGCATTTTAGCTATGTCAAATATATATGAGTCATATTCTATCGTGACAGGATCAATCATGTGGAAACCAAAATCGGTGCTCATAATGTTTTCCAATGTCAAGTCACCATGATACATTGAAGAAGGTAGAATCTTTGGAAGTTTTTCTATGAGTTGTTCTTTGGTGAAAGGTAGGTCATTGTTTGAATCTAACCAGGCCAATTTTTGATAATATACTTTTGTATAGTCTTTATCAACAAATTGACTTGAAAAAGAATTGAATGTTGCAATGATAAACTTAGACAAATCATTCACGTTATTATGTGTCAAATATGTTTTAATGTCCAAACCATGTATGTACTGCATATCAAGTTGATTATTTGTATATTTGTAAATAACAGGAACTGCATACCCAACTCTATACAATGCAGTTAACCTTTCCGCATTTCTGTCAACATTATTAATTTTCCGAACAAACAAACCATTTTCATTCTTCATCAAATAGATTTGGCTGCCCGAATGTCCGTCAAATTTTTTTACGATTTGTTCCATTGGTCGTAATCGTCACGTATCAAAGAATGCCATGAACCATTGTGTGGACCAGGAGGAAAAGGATTGTTCATATCAACATAGACGAGGTTTTCACCAATTAAACCATGTTCATGTAAGTTGGCTTGCATCATGTTCTCACCAATAAACTGAGCACCTGCATAATAGTATTTGTCACCATTAACATAGGTTGACATATATTTCATCATAGTTTTTTGTGAACCAAAAGCAAACTGGTCGTTACCAAAATCTCTTTCTGGTACCATTCTACAATTTGGTATGTACAATTTGGTATCATCCAATTCACCAAAAGGTATAACAGTATTCAAAGCATAATCGGTACGAGCCTTTATAACCCAATCATAATCTCCTTGAATTAGTAGATTACTCTTATAGATTGAATACAACATTCTGTATGTATTAACTGGAGGATGTTTAATTTTGTTTGGTGTATTGGTGTACTTTGTATTGAAATCTCCTTGCGGTGGTATTTCAAATTCACAAGCCTTTGGTTTGTACAATGCAACCAAATCATTTTGTTCCAAAAACTTCCATGTATGAATGTAGACATCCACATCATAATGGTCTAAAAGGTTACGTTTATAATATTCGTAACCTTGTTTAAATGCTCTGGCTTGACCAGAAAAACATAATGCAATTTTCATCGTTGTAAGTGTACCGGTATATTTTCAGAAATGAATGAAACATTATTCATAATTAAATTTCTCATCAACATCATATGAGGACAATATCTTTGTTCTATATGTATCTTAATGTCCTGCTCTGGATATTTCTTAACATTCCTTAACCAGTCAACAAATTCAGGTTCAAATGGTGTTGAGTGCAAACGTTCATATTCATCAAATAGAAAATAATGTTTTGCGTCTTTGAAAGGCATCACTGCAAAGATATCGGATATCAAATTGTACGATTCTTCAAGAGGTGTAACAGTAACTCCAATCTCATCAAATTTAATCATATTTCTGAAACCAATATCATAACGACAATAAACCAAAGAATCGTATTCATCTTCAATCAGTTCAAATGCCTTCTTTCGACTATAATTCATAGAAGCATTACCTGCAATCTTGTCGATTGATAATGGCTTTGGATTTTTTAAAAGAACGTTTCGTTCAATTGCTTCAAATTGGCCAGTATATTTTGTTGGATTTTCTACCAAGTATCTGACTGGTTTCAACCTATCAACAATACTATTGACCTCATTCACATCCGTTGACCACATATGGCAATAAACATCCAATTCATTCATATCAATGAATTCTTTAATATTTTTCCAAGTCTGTTCAAAAGTTCTATATTGACCAGATAATACTATACATTTTTTCATTTTTTATAATCAAATCTTTTAATCACATCTTCATGCATACCGTGGTCAATCCTATCGTTTCCGTAACCTGGTTTACATATTGTAAAATATTTATTAACATCACTGAGGTGTTTTTCTTCACCAGAAATGTAATGTATATCTTCGACAGGAATATTTTTCGATAAAGTATCGTACAGTTGATGTGTGTCATGCTTATTTAAAGCCCGGCATTCTTCAAATGATTTACCAACCTCTTTAGTAATTTTATATGGCCATGCGTAAAAATTGTCGCAAGTTAAATATTTTTGTTGGTGGTCTTCATGAAATAAAAAATTAAATTTATCGTAATTCATATTCATATCAACCACAGATTTTGAAAAATGTAAGTCTGCTCTTGTCATTATTACAAAATCATAATCTTTCTTTTCTATTGATTCCAACATTTGAAAAATTCCAAGTTTTGTTGTTCTGGAATTTGAATTTGTGATGGAAGAAATATGTTTGTAGTTTGGCTTAATTAGTTCCCGAACCTCTGTTTCAATTGATGCATCATCAATCGTATAAGTTGACAATAAAACATCAACAGTGTGATTCACTTTAAGTGGTTCAAGAATCATACGAGAAATATTTGGCCAGCAATGTCTTACGTCATAATCTCTACCAAATGAATCGCCGTACAGAAGGCCATAAAAACAAACCGCTATTTTCATTTTATCCAGTACCAAACATCAGATTCAGTGAAATGGATTTCTCTGCCGACCTTTGCGGCAAATTCGTCAGCGGCTTTACGAACACCAGTGATTGCATTGTAATCGTGTCCTGAAAAGATACCGCCTGGTTTTAATTTTGAATAATAGTTGTTGCAGTCTTTTGTAAGTTGGTCGTAAGTATGTAATCCATCAATAAAAATAATATCAAATTCTTCATCTTCAAATTCATTGACAACATTATCGGAGTAGTCACGAATCAATGTGAATCTATCGCCATAGCGTTCCATACGTTTCATCATACGTTGATAAATTTCTTCACGTTCATTCAATGCATTACCATTCCAATCAACATAGTTTTCATATGGGTCGATTGAATATAGTTCCAACATTGGATGTCCATTCAAAAGATAATCAGAAGTGTCTCCAATATCACAACCAATTTCCAATACAACAGGTTTTAATATTGCTCTTGACATTGGTCCTAAACCAAAACCAGAACATTTGAATTGAGCTGTCTCCATGTTAAAGGATTGTGTTTCGGTATTAAATGTAATTATATCACTCATTATAAAGTCCTATAGGTAAAGTATTCGTTTGGGTTATCTTGACCGAACATTTCCATGACCAAGTTTTTCCAGTTGGGAACACGGTCATATTGGTGTACGATGCAATGTGGTGTACCATTAGTTGTTGTGATAATTTTCTTATCATAATCAAAGATTGGTTCTGGTTCTGTCAAAAATGGTCTGAATTGATCCATTTTAGATGGGTCACCTGTTGTACCAAGTTGTACTGCCCAACCATCATTCTGGTCAGTAAATAACACCGAACTTTTATAAGGTTCTGTGTTGATTAGTACATTATAGACCGCCTGGTCAACGATAGGAATTGGCCTGTTGGTTGCATTGGTGAAGATGTTGAAACACATATCTCGGACATAGTTAGATAGTCCTCCAAATGTTCCTACATTATAAATGATATTGTGTTTGAAGATATCATATACTTCATGTCCATAAGTTTGAAGTAAGTTTACGTCACCCCAAGGTTCATCTTTGTATCTCATGGATTCTGAACCTGCAACCAAAGCATGATGGTCTAAATGACTATCAATCCATTTGCAAGGATCATTTTGGAAATAAACATCCTTTACATCGGTTGTAACTACAATTTCGTAGTTGTGACCAAACTCTTTTAGATAACTATAGATGGACCAAAATCTTGCAACATGAATTGGTGCATTGATACGTGGCATTTGATGTAAATGAAAACCACGTTTTTCTAATTCTTGTTTTGTTTCTGGTGTTGCGTCACCAACAACCATTACTTTGTCACCTTTGAAACCACAACGGTCAATAGATTCAACCCAAGGTTTTAGTTGATTGTAGTTGTAACCAGTGAAAGCACCGATGATTAAATTTTTCGCCATGGGAAAACTCCATTATATTTGTCATTCATTATTTTATTTCCATTATGAAAGAAATCTGCATTAACTGAACCAGCATTTCCATCTACCTTATAATTGACAGTGTATTCACCAGTGCAATCAAAGTTTGGAAAATATTGTGACATGACTTGATACCAAACTCTATCTTGACCCCAACCACCATGCCAAACTTGTGCTAATTTTATCGCAACTTCTGTTTTAAGGCAATAACAATTAGTATCTATATGATTGACACCATGATAAGTTTGCCATTTACCTAGTGATTCACAATCATCATTGGTAATATATTTACCTTCTTTATCACAAATTTTTCTAAGTGAATAAGTCCAGTCTAGTTTTTTCTCTTTGATTGTGTTGATGCATTTTTCAACATGGTCTGGTTCCATCCAACAATCTTGGTCCAAATACAATACGTATTCAGTATCAATTAAATGTGTGAAGGCGGCATAGATACGGTGACCATAAAAACCATTGGCACCGACATTGATGGGTAGATAACATCTCTCTAAATTTTTTCTAGAGAGAAAGTCATCGGTAATTATTCTTGTTTTTGAATGGTTTTGTACACCATCAGCAACAACATAACATTTTGTTTCATAAGTTTGTTCAAGTACAGATTGAACAGCATCTTTCAACTCCGGCGCACCAGTAGTTGGTATAATCACAGTCGCAGACATAAATCATCCTCTAGTTAATTTCAATATCTTCTCTATTTGTTTTTCAATTGCTGGTTTACGATTAGGCCAATAAATGTATTCTTTATCGCCTGTAGTATGTAGTTTCTGTAGGAAAGGGATAATCATTTTTTCAACTTCTGCAAGGCGAGTTTTATAATCATCCGCAGTCTCGGCAGTCTTGTTGATTATAGAATTATATTCTTCTTCTGATACAGCAGAGAAACCGAAATCATTATCAGTGTTCTCGTACTGTTTTAAAATTTTATCAAAGTCTGTTAGTGCCATTATTTGTAAGAGTAGTCACACATCATACGGGTAGGATAACCATCACCACCTTGTGTATCACGTATGTTGAGTTTAAGAATGTAATGACCTGTTTCTATCTCCATGTCAATACGCTTACCTGTACCAGATTTACCACCATAATATACATTACAAGAAGTTGGTGTTGCCGCTTCTGTCATATACTTTTTATCAATCTCATAAACCTCAGTTTTACCAGTCAACTTGTGAACGATGGTATAACCATGGCCAACACCAGAAATCAAAAAGTTTTTTAATTCGTTCTTCTGTTTCTGAGTCATTGTTTTCCAAACATCTTCAACATAACCTTTTTTAAGATTGCCATTGTAGATATCACAGAACAATGCATCATTGATATTAAACATATCCAAAATTTTTAAACCGTCTTTATTTTTGATACGACCAGTTTTAATTTCTTGTGGAGAAAGTACTGTACGAATACCCGAGTTAAAGAATGTGACTGTACCACCAGTTTTCAAACTTAGATAGATTTCTTTTTTGCCATCACATATCAACGTAATATCGGTAACAACCGGACCTAAATTGTTATCCTGTACAGCAATCTTAGATGAAATTAAAACTTGTGGTGAGAAAATGAATGGTCGTTTATTATTCAATTCACCAACCATTTTAACTTCTAGTTTTTTTACTTTTTCTAATTTGTGTAGTTTGACAATATCATCAACGGCTTCTTTCAGTTTTAGGTCTGGTATTTTCTTACCTTCCCACCATTGTATAATTGCTTCTGCAAGTTGTCCTTCATAAGCATTACCTTTGTTTTGCACACCTCGGCCGCCAGATGATCCAGAACCAAACTTCATGGTTATTTTGGTTACTTTTGCTTCCTTTTTTATTTTAGCAAGGTCTATATCAGTTTGCAAATCTCTAGTAACATTAATCTTAGCAATTGCTGCAGGATCAACGTTGATTGGAGTTGCAACTTTTGGAAATTTAGATTTCAAATACGCAAAGACATTGATTATATCATCTATCTTTGATTTTTCACCCTTTAAGGTTTGTTTAATCTCTGTTGCTGTTTTAGGAAAAAAAGTATAAGCCATGGATCACTTTCAAAGAAAGTATTTATCTAATGATTTGGATATCCTTTCCAGAAGTCCAGACCTCAAGTTCATTTCTTAAACGACCTTCATTATGAAGTGTTGCATACCGATTGACGGCTTTGTTTCTCCACCACTCAATCAAGTTTACCAAATTATGTTTTTCATAGTTTTCACCAGGAATAAGCACGTCCGTCTTACAGTTTACATAGTCAACCATGTTTTTGAAACCATAGTCACTAATATAATATCTTTTTTGTTCTGTCAACCCTTTTGCCTTCTCAATCGTTGCTGAGAATGTATCCCCCTCAGGTGTACCTTTAAGTGCTGCTTTGGTGAGTGAAATAATCTTCATAGAGATTTTTAGTTTCTTGCTAGAAGCATCATCCTCAACCAAAGGTCCGACTTTATCTTGGACGAAATCACGTAGGTCAGAATATGGTTTACCGTGCATCATAGGCAAGAAATCACTCTCAGTTAAACCTTTGTATCTGATATATGGTTTCATACCATCATATTGAGATACAGTCTTAGAACTACCATACAAAGAGGTAGTCTCAAACAAACACAAATTCATACCATACTTCTTATTCACAATCTCACGTACTTCATGTGACGTACAGATTGCAGCCAGAAGTTTACCACCAAGATAATTATAACCAAATGGTTGTGCAGGTACGATAACAAAACCCATCATTGCAGAGTTGTTGAATCGTTTACCCCACTCAGGTTTTTGTGTAAACACTTGTCCAAGCAATTCATTACGAGGTTTACAGTTGATTACAGGTGAACCAAGACGAATGAAACCTACGTACTTTCCTGTGTTCTTCTCACGTACTGCCACTTTGACATTACGACCAACGGGCGGAATATTCACATGTGATGAAGTGATGTTCAATAGATTAGTCCATGTTTCAGTATCAATCTCAACAACTTCAAAATCCATATCTTTTGGATGCATTTTGAAATCTTGAAACAACTCATCTTCAATTGGAAACAAAGGATTCGATGGCAACTCAGCCAAAGAGTTCAACTTCTGGTCACGCATATATTCATCAATACGGTCAAAATTACCAAAGTAATCTTCAAATACTTTGGCACAATGAACAGCATCATTAAATTCTAACTTCATACTTTAAATCCAGTAAATTGTTTCTTCTGTGGTCTTTCACGGTCACCAAATGTATTCAATGGTTTATCATTACCGGAATCTGTAATATCATTTTGTGCAGATTGCTCCACATCATATAATCTCATCTTAGAACGGTCAACACCAACACTAAAACGTTTGTATGTTGTTGGATCGGCATAACGATTCTTCAACTGTTTGACCATAATCTGGCCAAGTTCTTCAAGTTCTTCTGAAGAAATCAACGCAAACATAAAGTCAGCAGTTGCAGGCAAACCAAAAGATTCTGATGTATCTTCCAAACCAGGATCACTACTGTTGAAACCACTACGAGTTGTTTGTGTTGCACTCACAATTGGTACATTATACTCTACTGCCAGACCACGAAGTTCTTCAGCAATAGATTTAACATAAGTGTAAGAATTGATATTCGCACCAGCCTTGATACGAGAGGAACAACAGATGTTCAAATAGTCAATAAAGATAAGGTCAGGTACAAAAGACTTTTTCAAATTCAATTCATTCAATAGTGTTCTAAAGTGTGTTGCAGAAGCCGATGCAGTTGGATATTCTTTGATGATTAATTTACCAACTGTTTTTTCACGGAGTTTTTCAATCTTCTTGTCATACATCTCCTTAGGAAGATTCAACAAATCATCAACTGTAACATTCAGCAAGTTGGCATCAATACGCTCAGCAATCTTTTCTTCTGCCATTTCCATAGTGATGTACAATACATTCTTACCTTGTACCATTGCGCCTGCGGCAACATGACACATGAACAAAGATTTACCAACACCAGTTCCTGCCAAAGCAATGTTCAATGTTTTCTTAGGTAAACCGCCTTTGGTTATCTTATTGAATAATTCAAGGTCAAATGGAATTCTTTCTTCTTTCTTGTGGTAGAAGTCATAACGTTCATCGGAGTTTTCCAAGTAATCATGACCAACCGAACTATCAAAAGAAATTGCTAGTGCATCGGAAAGTAGTTTAGGTATGGACCCTTTATCTTGGGTTTTGTCTTTACCATCGAGGATGGAAATAGACCCCAATACAGCATTGTATATGGCCTTCTCTTGACAGAATTTTTCGGTCTTATCAACCAACCATTCAATCTTGGAGAGTTCTTCTCTAGTTTTAGCAATCTCTTGCAAATTAGTTTCACACTTCTCCACTTCTTCATCTGTGAGATTTCGCCTTTCTTTGACGGCCAGTTCAAGTGCTTCAATCGTTGGTGTAGAGTTGTAAGAGTCCGTGAATTTGGAAATCTCAGTGAAGATTGCTCTATCGGTCCTATCTGTAAAGTAGTCCTCTTTGATGAAAGGGAGTACCTTACGTAAGTATTCTTCATTGTAAATCAGATTCTTTAGAATCGTTTGTTCCAGTCTCATCAATCACTTCCTGTTCCATGTTAGATGACATTATTTCTACCAATAAGTCACCAATATAATTTTTAAAGGCATCATCTTTTTCCAGCTTAGCTGGCTTCTTAACTGGTGATTCTAACACATCGTAAGCAAAAAGTAAATAGACCTGTTCGTTTTCTTCTTTAAACTTTACCTTACCATATTTGAATATGGTATCTTTGTAAGGACCTTCCAAAAATTTAATGTTAACCGCAGTTTCATTATCTTTTGGGTAGATGTAACAATAATCAACACCTTCAATCATACTTCTGTTCCATTCATAGTTTCAACATCGAATGTTTCATCAATGTTACTGCTCATAATTTCGCCAGATGCCACACGGTATTTGTTCTCAATGAAATCACGGAATGATTTCTGTTTAAGAATAGGCATCCAGAACTCTTTGGAATCGGTGTCCTTCTCACGGTAATTCTTTTCTTCAATCACACCATCAGCGTCAACACGTTGATACCAACCATTTTTTGGTTTAACCACATGCTTGGATTCCAAAGCAAGGTCCAGCAAACCAGACCAAGTGCTGATACCACCGTCAAAAGATACAGACACAGGTATTTTAGATTTTTCTTTGACATATCTAGATTTTTCTACGTTGATAATAAAATTGTAACCGGTAACTTCTGTACCGTCTTTTTCTTGTTGTCTACCAATAATAAAGATATTATCAGCAGAGTAATATGAACCTGTGCCGCCGCCAACGATATCTTTCGGGAACATACCAATCTCTTTGTATGTGTGATTAACAACAATCATTGGAATATCTTTCAAAGACAAGTGTGGTGTTACCATACGGAACAAACTCTTAACTTGTTTTGCACGTGACATATCAGCAACTGATTTCTCCGCCAAGGCATCTTCAACTTCTTTCTTGGATGCCAAGTTACCGATTGAATCAATGACGATAATTAATTTATCACCACGTTCCAATTGTGTCAACTGAGCCATCACATCGAATTTGAGTTGTTCAATATCTGTAAGAGGAGTATGGAGCACCCTGTTAGTGTCGATGCCAAAAGAATCAAAGTAAGACTGCGGAGTACCAAACTCCGAATCGTAGAATAATAGTGCTGCATCTTCATATTTGTCCAGATAAGATTTGGCCATCAATAAGGAAAATGCTGTCTTAAAGTGTTTGGATGGACCTGCCCACATTGTAAGACCTGGTGTTAGACCACCGTCTAATTTACCAGAAAGTGCCACGTTAATAATTGGCACTGCGGTTGGAATCATATCTTTATCATTAAAGAATTTTGATTTAGCCAAGATAGCAGAATCTTTGATGCTGCTGTTCTTTTTGATTTTATCTAATATACTCATAGTTACATCCTTTAAAATTTACTTTCATCACGAACATTTTTTTCTTTGAACGAATAAGGTTCTTCATAATCATACTTAGGTTCAAGTGATTTGACAGGCACATGATGTTCTTCATGCATTCCTGGTGCCACATGAACTTCTACTTTTTCATGTGTGATTGGTGGTATGGTTTCACCAGTCGCATCATCAATGACAATCATATTATCTTTTTTTACTTCTACAGTTTCTTGTTTTGTTTGTTCAATAGGTTTATCCATCGGTGCAACCATTGGTTTCAAATTCTCAAAGTGTTTAAATGGTTTCTTTAGGTATGCATACGGATCAATCGGTTCTGGTTCAGGCATTGGTGGTGGTTCTTCTACTGCCTGTTTAATACTTACAATGTTTTCATTTTTACCTATCGACATGTTGTATGCAATCAACAATAAAATTGCCAATGGATCAAACACAACAATAATCAATAGAATAACAAGTCTTACCGCTTTGTCGATAATATCTGTAGAAGCCTCTGTACCATACGCCAAGGCTGCAATGTATTTGATTGGCCCGATATCCGCTTCGACCTTTTTAAGCTCTGTAGATAGAGGCGCACGTTCCTCGGAGTATTTGGCAATGGCGGCTTGCGACTGTTGAATTTCTTGTAGTATTCTAGTCCTATCTTTCTGTTGGGAACGCCGTATTGCTTGCGCTGTTGCGGCACCTTTTTCATCAGTTGAACGACCCATAGTTTGGTCCACAACCTCATCATACTGTTTAATTGCCTTGCGGTTTGCTTCGACATTTTCTTTCTCCGTTTTAATCTTCTCATCCAATAATGCAATCTTATCTACAAGTGGTGCATTATCTGATGAATGCTCTAAGTGTGCCTTTGATAAGAAACCAAAGATACCCATAGAAGTAATCAACATCAAAATCGTTACAGCAATTGATAGATATGATTTGATTAGTATTGGACATTCTTTCCAGTTCCTATACAACCAAGATACAGTTACAAGTTTCGATGCTTCAAGTATCGAACCCATAATAATGACTGGCCAGAAAGAACCTGGAAAGATTTCCGCCAAACCGATAACAGAATAATAACCAGCAACGGCAGATAATGCTATTGCTGTTAATAAGGTCAAAAAAATCATGAAAAGAAGTCCTCTAAAGAATTACCTTTCTCAGTTTTCCAACCAATACATTCCAAAATTGCACGAACTGGATCCAAGAAAGTTTTATCGAATTGTAAATCATAATCAACATACTTGTCAAGCTCAAACTCTTTCGGCAATCTTGATGGGTAAGAAATAACGGTATCTTTAAATGGGTTTGGCATCTTCAAATAGGTAAACTTAATCTTCTCACCCTCTTTGATTAATTCATATTTTTTGGTAAGACCAAGTTGTTTCAAATGGTGATTATAGAGAATGGCACCTTTCACATGGATTGGTGTACCTTTTTTGTACAAGGTTACCGCATCAGAATAATTCTTCAAACCATTCATACCACGTGGTGTGGAAATGGCTTCTGGTGGTAACTTTTTGAATTCTTCTCTAAAGTCTGCAATGAATTTATGAATGTCTGATTCTGTACCAGAAATCATCAACTTGATAGATTCTTTCATCTTCTCACGGATAGCCGCAGGTGTAGATGACTTGACCATTTCAAGACCCATAACTTTCATCTTAGGTTCTGCATATTGCACACCTTCGTTATTGTAGATGTTTAGAATGTATCGTTTCTTGGCAGTCCAGATACCTTTATCTGCCAAGGCTTCACGTTTCATTTGCATCTTTTGTTCATACGCATGGACATACGTAGCAAGCTCCTGATAACTCTTGTCGATATACGGTTGCAACTTATCTTCACAGACACGATCCATGAAGGAGATAAGTTGATTAACGTCTGTCTTTTTAGAATAGACCTTTTCAACAAGCGGACCAAGATTAAGATATATCGAATCTGTGTCTGAGGCGATAACGTAATCTTTTTCATCTGTACTCAACAATTTGTTCATGTATTGGTTGATTTTGTTTTCGATCCAACGAATCGAGAGCTGGCCTGCCGTAGTAACTCCAAGTGCCATGCGTAGGTCATAAAACCTAAAATACTGACTTCCCAAAGCACCGTAGGCAGAGTTAAGGGAAACTTTCTTTGCGAGTTGGAGGTTGTCATATCTGGCGATTCGTTTTTCAATTTCGTATTTCTTCGATTCATCTTTTTCATTCTCATATTCTTGTTTAGCCTGCAACATCAACTTCTTAAACTTCTTACGGTCTTCATACATTTCTTCCATCATCTTAGGCAAGAAACCTTGAAAGTCGGTTCTAAAGAATTGTCCGTTGGGTGTGATTGTGGCATTTTCCAAACTTGAAATGTCAATTTGTCTTTGCAAGAGTTTATCGACTGTAACACCTTGTGAGATGATTTCACGCATCGCTGGTGTATAATCACTTGGATCAATTAGTGTTTCTGGACTGATATTGTATTGCATCATCAAGTGAGGATACAAACTGTTCAAGTCAAAACTGGCCACGTAACTATGTAGGCCAACCTGGACTTCTTTGACATACGCACCTTCAAAAGCAGTATCTTTTTCTTGTATCACTTTTGGTGGCACAATTATGTTTTGTTTCAACAGATAAGAATATGTCAAAGAATCCCACATACGAGTTTGTGCAAATACATCTTCGTAGTTTGATTTGGTATCATATGCAAGAGTCAAAGCCAATTCAATCAACTTCAACTTATCTTCCAAACGGAGAATCAAGTCAACGTCTTTGATGTTGTATTCGATAAAGAGTTGGTAATTCAATCTGTAAAGTTGGTGTAAGTTTTCATATTCATCATACGAAATCTTACCTTCACCAAGTTCTACCTGTGCAATGTTATCCAAACGATAAGATTCTTGTGACTTGCCACCCGGCGCATACCATTTGTACAGTTCAATATAATCAAGTGACGCAACACCAACAATCTCATAGGCAATCAACTGACGACCATTAATTACTGTTGTACGATTCTTAATGAAATTCCATGGTGACAACTTCTTGGTATCATCTTCACCAAGAATACGGTTGAATCGGTTAATCAAATATGGAATATCAAAGAACTTGGTGTTCCAACCAGTGATAACGTCTGGACATTTACGAGTCCAGATTTCAATAAACTTTTTACACAAAGACCATTCATCACGACATTTGATGTATACTTCATTGCCTTTAGTTTCATAATCACCGCAACCAAGAACGATTGGTGCCTCACCAAGATATGTAATAGTGATAGCGGTGATAGGTTCATTGGCATCATAAGGATCAGGAAAACCATTCTCTGAACCAACTTCAATGTCAATTACGGCAATAAGAATCTTGCTCTGGTCCCAATCAACCATGTCTGGATGTTGTTCAGCAATAAATGCATACTCATACCTTGTATTACCAAAGATACGAATGTTTGATACATCTTTGAATTGTTCAATGTAATTCTTGGCTTCGTAGATGTTACCAAACAGTTTACGCTGCAACGGTTCACCGTCTAAAGAACGATATTCTGTTTTTTTGTTGGTGGAAATATAAAGTGATGGTGAGTATTCAATCTTTTGCTTTACTCTTTTGCCATCTAAGACACCACGATAAAGAATGTTACCAGAAATAACCTGGACATTTGTATAAAAATTTGACATTAACCTGTAATAATTGATTGTGTTTTAGGAAGGATGATACCTGTACCGAAAAGTTGGTTGTAATTGTTTACAAAATCTTCAGCAGGCACATAGGAGTATAACACATTTGATTTAGGAATACTATAGGTTGCACCAGATTTGGATTCTGCATGGATTGGCCATGGTGCAAATCCTACATTTGGTGTACCATCCTTACCACGGACGATTGCAATACCGACAGGATTAGTTAAGGTGTATTCAACGAGTGTTTCTTGAATTTCGGCTAGAATTTCTTCATTGTTGATAAGTTTTAAGACTTGGATGTTCATAATGTTCCTTCACATAAATATAGTTAAGTATATATGAATTCGTCTGAACAGGCAAGCTGTTCTTGTTATCTTTGCCATAAAATTATTATCTCAAGGTACAAAATGACGAACACCCAATCCTCAAAAAATCGTGTTCCATTTGTGATATAAAATGGATCCGTTTACACTATTCGCTTTGGCTAACGGTGCGGTTCAAGCCGTCAAAAAAGGTTGCCAACTTTATAAAGATATTAAAGGTGCTGCAGGTGAAGTCAAAGGCGTGCTTAAGGACCTTGATGACCAGTTTCATAAAAAATATGAAGGCAAACCTGTACCTCCTGAAGCAGTTAAACAGTTAAATGAAGAAAAGGCTCGGGTTAAAGAGTTAAACAAACGAAGTGAAGAAACCACCGATATCTATGTCGAGATAGGTGATTACCTAGGACAATATTATGATAATTATTTTAAATGTGTAGCTGTACTTGAAGAAGAAGAAAAACGCAGTTCCACAGAAGTTTACACCGGCGGAGATAGTTTAGCTAAGCGTGCTTTGAAGCGTGTGTTGATGAAGAAACAACTAGAGGCCATGGGTACTGAGTTGCGTGAATTAATGATATATCAAAGCCCGCCTGAACTTGGTGCATTGTTTACTGATGTTGAAGCCATGACTAAAGAACTTGGTAAACAACAAAGGGTTCTTATTGCTAAACAGATGGAACAAGAAGCAATAAAGGCTAAAAGAAGAGCACAAAGAATAGAACATTATAAAATGGAATTTGGTGCAGTTATAGGATTTTTAGTGTTATGTATAGTTATGGGTTTATTTTGGACATGGGTATATCACGATGCAAGAGAAAGACATCCAGAATTGTGGAACGGTACATACCAGAATGAGTTGGAAAAACAAAAACGATATGAAGCGAATAAAATTAAAGATGCTATTAGATTATTGGACGAACAAAACTACGAAAGTAACAAGAAACTAATAACAAACGAAGAATGAAAAAAGAAAAAGAATACACATTTTTGGAATGGGTATTTGAAGTTGTAGGTTTTGGTAAGTTTATGTTATATTATATTGGGATTTTAATTGTAATTTCTATCATGGTACTATCATTTATTTGGTGGTACACTAAACAATGAAATCTTCAACATCAAAAAAATTGTTGATTGCAGCAGTAACTGTGGCTACTGTGGTTGCACCTTTGGTGCCCAAAAACGTGACGTTAAATATAAACATGGCAGCTGCTGTGAAAACTGAAAAACCTTACAGTATCGTAAGCACTAAATGTGAATTACAACAAAGTTTTTTGGATGAAAAAGGTCATCAGGTCTGCTCATATAAATGTCAGGATGGAGATAATATAACTGTCTCTAAAACAATGTTCAATAACAGTATGGTTTGTCAAAGAGTCATAGAGGAAAAAGTTAAAAAGACAAGCCGATAACACACACAGGAGTTAGGATGTTTAAGATGTTTATTGCAGCCGTCTTGATGACGGCATCTTTATCTTGGAGTATGCCGATTACAGCAAGAAGTTGGGTAGTAGCAAAAGAAGATGGAACTAAATTAACAGGCAAAAATGATACTAAGGTTATGCCTATCGCTTCTATCACCAAGTTAATGACAGTTATGGTTATATTAGATGCAAAACAAAATTTAAATGAGTATATTCAACCTTATTATAGAAGTGATTTAATTCTTCTTGCATTAGTCAATTCAAACAATAGTGCCACAGATACATTGTGTAGAAAGTATCCAGGTGGTTATAAAAAATGTATTGCTGATATGAATAAGAAGGCTAAACAACTAGGCCTTAAGAATACAAAATTTCATGATGCCACTGGACTGAGCCGTAAGAATGTTAGTACAGCGGAAGAATTGATTGTAATTGTTCGTGAAGCATTCAAATACAATGAAATAATTGAGGCATCAAAAATCAATGTATTGAAATTAAAAGCCAAAAATAAATGGGTGCATTTCAAGAACACCAATCCAGATGCAGGCATCAATCAAGATATCATTGTAAGTAAAACTGGGTTTACCAATCGTGCTGGTGGTTGTGTTGTAATGTTGATGAATACCGATATCGGCCGAAGAATCGTAGTAGTTCTTGGTAGTAAAAATACTAAGACAAGAATACCAGAGGCCGAATGGCTTGTTAAAATTTAATGGTTGCGGACCACGGAGTTGCACCGGAACTGAGGATTATGAGCCCACTGTGATACTATTTCACCAATCCGCATCATTTCTTTATTAAAGGATTAGGTGTATTATCATTAACATACAATCCTAATTCTTCATTGATTCTTACTAATTCGTCTAAAGCTTTTTGTCGTCTTTGATATTCTAGATTTTGTTTTAAAATTCTATCAAATTCTTCTTGTTCAGCTTTATCATCTTCTATTTCTTTTGGTGACGGTTTTCTAAAAATATTGTCGTAGTTATTACCAAATGTTTCTTGTGAAACACTAAACGGTCTTGGACTAGAACCTTTGCCACCATCAGACATTTTATTCTCCGTAAATGAATACTACATGGTCAATGGTGATAACATAGTAATCACCAGTTTTGATTGCAGCATTCCAATTCAATAGAACAACATCACCTACACTTACTTCATTAACATCAGGACCAATTGCGAGAACTTCTGCACGGTCTGGTTCTTCTGTTGTTCTGAGGATAATTCCAGATGCTGTTTGTTTTGTGCCTTCAATACGGCTAATAACAATTTTATTTCCCAATGGTTTAATATTCATAATAACCTCAAAGTGGAGCGGTCTTCTGCTTTGCTCAGCTAACATAAGGGGGTGCCTCATGTCGTACTATTACAAACCGCATTAAATGGAGCGGGATATCAGAATCGAACTGATGACGAAAGATTGGAAATCTCTAGTTTTGCCATTAAACTAATCCCGCATATATCTATATATACATCATTTTGAAACACACTATCTAGTTTTAACTTTTGGCGTAGGACTTTCGCCTGCCACGGTAATAGTATGTTTCAAAATGAGGACTTTTTCAAGTCCTCATACCATCACAATACTTTGTAACGGTCATCCATGATGGTTTTAAGCATCACAGATTCTGGTGTAAAGGTTTCTAAGTCACCCGCCAACAGTGGTTTTACGACTGCTGGTGAGAAACCAGATACCAATGCAGTACCAGAAGTATCGAACTTTACTGGAGCGTTGCCGTATGTGGCATTCAAGTTCCAGAATACAACCTTTGGCAAAGTGTATCCCGCTTCTTTGTACTTACGTGCAATCATCTGCATGGCAGAGTCATCATGTCTAACGCAAGCGTTAAATTGCATGTCTGACAGAATCAATACCATCGCTGGCATTTCTTCTTGTGGCACGCCACCTTTTACTGCTACATCAAGGATTCTTTCAAATGCCTTGTGTAGGTTAGTAGACATACCCCAATCAGATTTAACCATTTGGTCAATCTTTTGGTTAATGTTACCTTTCAAGTGCAACAATTCTGGTTTGTCAGAGAAAGTTAGGAAGGTGTCCTTGAACTTGCCTTCATTCTTATCTGCCAAGTATAGTCCCAAAGAGACTGCTACTTCCATACAGGTTAGACCTGATTTGGAACCATAACCACCTGCTGGGCAGGTCATCGAACCTGAAACATCCACCAAAGGTAGAATGTTTGCATCGCCAACAAAGTTAGGCAAAGCCTCCCATTGTTTTTGCACCAAGTTCAATTCGGTCTTGTCGAATTTCATGTAACCACCGATACGGCCTTTCAGCACATCGTATGGGAACACAGCACCTGCATTAACCTTAACTTCAGGGTTATCACCCTTAACCAACGAAGCAACATATGCTGCATAAGTTGGAGTGTTACGGTTAAAAGCCTTCTTGTAACGGGATGCCGCTACAGAAGGTACATGAGAGAAATTAATTTCATCCCATTGCTTTGCACACATTTGAGTTTCAACCACGTTGGTCAATTCAACCAAACGCTTACGGTAAAACTTTGGAGACCAACCAAGGTAATTACGCAATTCAGCAGCAATTTGTCCTTGACGAGGCATCCATTTTGCACAAAGGCCATCACCAGCTTCTAGAGCGTGATGAATGTATTCAAAAGCCATTTGCTTTAAGAAAGCATTTTTGAATACTAACAAGTCATCCCAGCGACCTAACTCTGGAACTTTTGCCATTAAGAGAGCAGCCGACTTAACATCGGTATCTTCTAAGTGACGCAAAATGTTACGGAAGGTTTCACGTTCACCAGCACCACCACGAACATCACGAGCCCATGCGGCAACACGCAATGCCAAGTCTTTGTTTTCAACAAAGGCAGCAGTGAAAGCTGGCACAATGTTTTTGCCACGGGATGCACCAATGTTGTAGAACAAATCTACAACTGCATTAGCAGTGGACTTACGAGCCTTCATACCGTTTGCGGTACGGGCATCTTGATTAACAACGGCGTCTACAAAAGTGTTCATAATTTTCTCTCTTTCTTTCAAACAACAGGATACATTTTTTAGCGCTCTGTCCAATTGAGCTATTCACGCCGAAGCGTAAAACTGGAGTCGAACCAGTAACCTCTCCGTTATAGTCGGAAAAATTATTTGCTGTGAGTATCCTAAAAACAACAGGTAAGTTTTCTACTTTTTGTTTACAGTGAGAATATCGAAACTCACCTCGCTGCCTACGTTTTCAATGTACACCTTCAAAGTAATTAAACTCCAGTGTACACCAACATGGGGGCAGCCATCAGTTATATTTGATGTTGCTGTACCTTACCTAAAACCTTTTCAATCTTTCAATACTGTGTATTCTAACACAAAAATTTGTTGTAGTCAAGCGGTATATTCAAATATACCAAAAGTGTTGGTGCCCCACGACAGAATCGAACTGCCATCACAGGATTACAAAACCAGTGTACTACCATTGTACTAGTAGGGCGAATTGGAGCGGGATGCGAGGATCGAACTCGCAACTGAACCTTGGCAAGGTCCCGTGTTACCACTAGCACCAATCCCGCAGAAGTGTTTATTATATAGTAAAAAACAATTCTTGGCAAGCGTCACATGGTCGGTCCGTTTCCGTTACGGAAACCAACTTCACCACCTTCAGCTTTAATTCTTTTCATCACATCTTCAAAAAGGATAGGACGAAAATCTGTTTGTTCAACACATACGCAATGATATCTCGGATCAATTTTATCATCAACTCTAACACGACCTGTATGAAGGTGTCCGTGAATGTTGGTACCAAATCGGCCGATACTATCAGTATGAATTGGAATATGTGAAAGAATCATTCCGTTCATCACATGATATGCACGAAGCTCACGGAAGTGTACTCTATATTCATCATCACGAAAAATATCGTGGTTACCACGAATAAGAACTTTATCACCGTTAAGTCTATGCATAATGCTAAGTGCTTTACGGTTGATTACAACATCGCCAAGATGATATACTTTATCTTTTGGTCCTACTGTTTCGTTCCATCGTTTTACCATTTCCTCATCCATCTCATCAGGATCAGTCCATGGCCTAATCTTTTCACCTGTCATAGAGTCGGTGAATCTACACACACCAGCATGACCGAAGTGTGTGTCACTCACAAGAAATACTGATGGCATAATAAACTCCTTATTAAATGGTCCGGCGTAGAGGAATCGAACCCCTATTAGTGGTGTAGAAGACCATTGTATTATCCATTATACTAACGCCAGAATCTGGTGCGGAAGGAGGGAGTCGAACCCTCAAAACTCGGATTTTAAGTCCGATACGTATGCCAATTCCGTCACAACCGCAAAACTTGGTGCCCCAGAGGAGAGTCGAACTCCTAAAATTTGGCTTCTAAGACCAACACGTATACCAATTCCGTCACCGGGGCAATAAATACTTTAATGACACCTCATTCACAAAAACCTACAGTAGAAATATTCTATGAATTATTTGCACACCAAAAATATGTGCCTCATGCTTACTACTGTATAGATTCTGAATTTGTTTCATCATATGTCACTGAGAAAAAATCTTTTAAAGATGATGAATTATATATTCAACCTGAAAAAGAGTTTGTCTTAACAACATTAAAACAAGTTGGTGCTCCTACTAAGAATCGAACTTAGGATACATCCTTACCATGGATGTGGTATGCCATTTACCTATAAGAGCTTGATTGGTGGGTCGTCAGAGAATCAAACTCTGTTCTTCCGGTTAAGAGCCGGTTGCTTCATCACTTAAGCTTACAACCCATATGGTACCCAAGGTGGGATACGAGCCCACATCACCTTGCTTTTGAGACAAGTACGTATACCAATTCCGTCACTTGGGTATATACAACAGGATAGCATTTTTACGGTTTTGATTAAAAGTCAAATGTATAAATTGTTTGCTGTTACTATCCTAAAACTGGTGCCGATAAACGGAGTCGAACCGCTGACACATAGATTTTCAGTCTACTGCTCTACCACCTGAGCTATATCGGCTTATTGCTTAGACCATTCTTCAATAGTCTCTCTTGTTGCTTTTCTTTGTTCGCCTGTGCCATACTTGGTTACCATTGCAAGAACTCTAGGTACGATATAATACCGAAAGTAATAATCGTCCTTGCGTTTTATTTCGCAATAGTTGTATGGTTTGTTTGCAAGATAGGCACGTGCTAAGTGTGTTGCTCTTGCTTCGTTACGAACATTTATTTTTCGATGGTTGGTTAAACTGTGTAGTTTCCATTCCAAAGAAATTGAACTTACTTTATCATCACTGCGATGATGTTTCATTCGCTTCTTGAGTTTTGCTTCCTCTTTACGAATGATTTGTGGCTCAAGGGCCAGATGCTTTGATTTGATTTTTAATTCGATACTCATATAATTCTCCTGTTTATTTAAAATGTGTTTTGTTTTAAAGTACAAGAAAACTTATGGTGGACGAATCTATGCTGACAACTTCTCCATGTCAATCTCCTTTTCAAAATAAAATTGGTGCTCCTAGTGAGATTTGAACTCACCTCAAACCGGTTTAGAATCGGTCGCATAACCACTCTGCCATAGAAGCATATAACTATATATGTCAAATGTGAATTTGTAAGTAGTGAGACCTCGCTTATTTCCCACCATTTTAACAGTATTTTCTTTGATGCGGCCGACTGTATAGAGGTACGTAGTAATAGTTGATACTTGCTTCTGCGCTGCTCCATTGCCCGCTTAAAGCTCATGTTCCTATGCCTAGGTACACTTTCTCAACATCTACACTTACAAAAATGGTACCTTGTGACAGGATCGAACTGCCGACCTTCGCTGTGTAAAAGCGCTACTCTACCGCTGAGTTAACAAGGCATAAAATTTACTTTGGGGAGATATACCAGAATTGAACTGGTGATAACGGAATCACAACCCGTGGTTTTGCCACTAAACTAATATCTCCCCAAAGTAAACTTTGGAATTTTCATCCGTGTTTATTCACGGGGGTCTGTTAGACTCCTGCCATTTCTTGTTCTGCTAAGATTCTTTTCAATCTATCAGCACAGAAACTTGCAGCAGGTGCATCTGGTTTAACCATTGGTGTCACATTACATGTACCTTTGATGTAACCAATCGCTTGTTGCACAACACATGAAGAACCGAATTCATCACTCTTGTTCAAGTCCAAATGAACTTCAACATGAAAATCTTCCAGAACTTCTTGTAGATTGTGGAACAATTCTGAAACCTTATATACTTCTGTCATCAGACGCATAGCAGGTTTACTTTTCTTGTGGTCATAATCAATTTCACGGTCTACAAAACCGAAAATCTTACAACCGTGACGGCCATCAATATGAACTACAACTGCAAGAGCATAGTCAGCATACCAAACACCATTCACTCTTACTCTTTCAGAGTCAGCACCAAGATAAACTTTGGTATCAGGTCCTTGTGTTGCAAGGAATTGCTTGACTTCATCTACGTTGAAATTTTTCATATCAATCACCTTTTTAAAAAAATATGGCGCCTCGCCAGGGAATCGAACCCCGTCCTGGACTTTTGGAGAGTCTTATGCTACCGGAACACTTGCGAGACATAAACAACAGGATAGATTTTACTTTTCAAGTTACAAGTTTGAAGTATTTTATTGCTGTTACTATCCTAAAAATGGTTCCCAGAGCAAGAATCGAACTTGCGATGACCGGTTATCAGCCGATTGTTATGCCATTTAACTATCCGGGAAAATCATGGAGGGTCTTGAGGGATTCAAACCCCCGACCTCTTGGTTCGTAGCCAAGAGCTCTGTTCACTGAGCTAAAGACCCATAATCTGGTGGTTCAGGTGAGAATCGAACTCACACAAGGCACCGTATGAAGATGCTGCACTGCCACTATGCTACTGAACCATATAGAAACACACTCAAACGGGTCTGTTCTCCTATCCCCGCACAGCCGTTCCAGCCAGGGTAGGGTAGAGTGTGTTTTTATATGGTGGACCGAGGGGGAATCGAACCCCCAACTGTGACTTGCAAGGCCACTGTGTTCCCAATTATACCATCAGCCCGAAATTTGTTATTGACAATTTATCCTTCTCTACGCCGTCAATAAAGGCGAGTATTACTGGTCTCGGTGGCAAGAATCGAACTTGCGCTACATGCTCCCAAAGCACGGGTGATACCATTTCACTACACCGAGAAAATACAACAGGATTCGCTTTTTTCTTTATTCCAAAAAGATTTTTAATTTGCTGAAAGAATCCTAAAACTGGCTCCCCAGGCTGGGATCGAACCAACGACAAACGGATTAACAGTCCGCTACTCTACCGCTGAGCTACTGGGGAATAAAATCTTGAAAGTTCCGATATCACCCATCGTCACTAACAACCGTTGAACAAAGATGCCTAGGACATTATTGTTATTTGCTCTGGCGATCCTGCGGGGAATCGAACCCCGATATCCGACTAGACAGGCCGGTATAATAGCCACTATATGACAGGACCAAAATTTGGTGGAGACGGTGTGACTTGAACACACAATGCACAGGGGCGGCGGATTTACAGTCCACTGGGGTTACCAATTTTCCTACATCTCCAAATTTCTTGGTAGGGGCACAGAGAATCGAACTCTGATTTCCTGGTTAAAAGCCAGATACTTTAGCCGTTAAGTTATACCCCCATAATTTACCATTTGTTTTGCTGACGCACTATTTGCTATGCTCAACGGGATTGCTAGCTAGAACTGACCGTTTATATACATAGTTACTCAACATTGAACGTTTCTGCTGTGGCTTACATCAGCAAAACAAATGGTACACCTAAGGAGAATCGAACTCCTCTTTCCGCCTTGAAAGGGCAGCGTCCTAACCGATAGACGATAGGTGCATTAACTACAACAAATTTTTAAAGAACATTTGATTGATTTCTCAATTCATAGATGAAGTATAACACAACCATGAATCTCTGTCAACCAGTGTGTTGTATTTCAACAACTAATACTTTCGTATTATGGAGTAGGTGACAGGAATCGAACCTGCATAAAACGGGGTTGCAATCCGTTCCCTAGCCTTTCGGGTCACACCTACATTAATTTCTTCCTTGAACTACGGTGTGTTTCATCACGCCGCATGGTCCAATCGTATGTTCCACCATCTGGTAAAACTTTTTCTTCTACTGCATCAACACCAAACTTACCTACAATCTCTGTAGTGCCATCGGTGATAGTTACAAACTTGTTGTAACCTTTTGCAAACTTTATTGCATCGTCCAAAGTTGGACTTGCATTTAATATCATTCCATTTTCAATTTTAATATTCCACATATTCATCCTTCATTTGGTACCAGCGGAAGGGATCGAACCTTCTCAAGAACGCTAATCTGGCGCTAAAAGGTGTATAAGACCTCTCTGACTTCCAAGTCTCGCTGGCATTAAACTGGCAGTGAGTGTGGGATTTGAACCCACGGCCCGTATTTCTACGAACAACACCTTAGCAGGGTGCCGATTTAAACCTCTCATCCAACTCACTATAAATTTGGCTGCGTATTATTTGGCATTTTAACTGGGCGAGAACGCAAGCACCCCAGATTAGTTGCAACACAACTTGGCGGAAGACGGAGGAGTCGAACCCCATCCCATTTCTGAGAACCTGGTTTTCAAGGCCAGTCGCAGGACCATCCCCGCTGCATCATCTTCCATTAACCATATAGAAACACACTGCTGAGAGCTACTCTTAGGATGGCTTCGCTACCCATCCGCAGTGTGCTTTTATATGGCTGGGGTACCTTGAATCGAACAAGGACCTACGGATTCAAAGTCCGCAGCACTACCACTATGCTATACCCCAATAAACTACAACAAATTTTTAAAGAACAAACTAGAGTATACAACAGATGCGACCTCTAGTCAAGTTGGTTGTTGTAAATTGACAACACCAAAACAAAAAACCTCTAGATTTTTAGGCCTAGAGGTTTTGTGTTTGTAGTATTTTACTATTACGTTATACAAATCCCCTATGCACGAGCCATGGCAAATCGGCGCAATTAGGTGTACTAATTGAGCGATACTCTTGCTGTGATTTAAAGGATATATGCGATAACATTTTAATTAACTTCCAAAAATTTTTTAATTGACTCTATTATATAGTAAACTTTTAGCCTTGGCAAGCGGTTTTTTCAAAATATTTTTAATTTATTTTCCATTGAATGGGTGCCATCTCAATTGGTGCACCAGGATTTCTAAATCCTTCAAAGATTTCCCACAAAGTTTCTTGTACTGCAAACTTGGTCAATAGACCAGCTTCTTTACCCAATGCTTCAATTTCCCATGGTTGTGACCAGTATTCTATATTGTCAGCATTGACTTTTTTACCACGCCAGGTGGTCATCGTATCATTCAATTCACCTTCAACGTATTGTTTCACGTGAACCATTTCATGCGCCAGTGTCTCAAATATGTTTCTGACACCAATACCAGGATGAATCTCTATTAGAAAATCTCTGGCTTTGTTTTGTGTATTATATCCTTTAATCTCTGCACATCCATATTCTACAATGTTTTCATTGAACACAATCAGTGTATGGCAGTTATTGCGAATACGTGTATTAGGTATGAGTTCTTTGGCAAAGAAAGATGCTGCTCTTTCCACATAAGGTTTTAAATCTTTATCAGGACAATTAACTACTTTTAAATTCATGTAAGTCTCCTGTAAGGAATTTAAACTATTTGAACCCCCTGATTATTTAGATTTTTTCCACAGTCACCGCAGCTTTTTCCAAAAACTTGATACCATCATCACTCCGATAAGAGCTCCGGTATAAAACGTGATTAATACCACTTTGGTATATAAGTTTGGCACAGTCCAAACATGGAGCATGGGTAATAAACATAGTAGCACCCATACCAGATTCGTTAGATTTAGCCAACTTGGCAATCGCATTTGTTTCAGCATGTAGTACCTCCGGTTTGGTTTTTAAATAATAACCACCTAACTCATCACCTTCTTCATATTCACAGTTGTTATCCCATCCAGATGGCATACCATTGTAACCAATTGAAATAATTCTGTCATCTTTGACTACAATGGCACCAACATGAAGTCTTTTAGCCGAGGACAATTCTGCAAAAGTCTCGGCTACTTTCATATATGCATCACGAAATTTTTGTTTCACAGAACCTCGTAATCTTCTTTACCACATCCACAATCAGGACAAATAAAGTCATCAGGCAATGTATTCCATGCACCTTCTGTTTCATCATCGTGGACATGGCCACAAACTACACACACATGTTGTTCACTCATTATAGTTCTCCCAATTTTTGTTGATATGCTTCTGCATGGCGTTTTTCAATTTTGGCCAATGCAGCAAAACGTTTCTCTGCCTTAGCAAGTACTGCACGGAATTCTTCCGCATGGGTTTGACTTTCAGCAATTTGATGTGATGCTTCACGAACAGCTTCTTGATTACCTTCAACTTCTGCTTCTGATTTCATATTTGGATACATTGTAGTAAACTCATATGTCTCACCTTCAATAGCAAGTTCTAAGCATTCCTTAGTAGATGGTTTACCAATCAACAACTCTAAGTGACCCCATGCATGAAGAATCTCTTGGCCCGCAATATTCAAAAAATGCACGGCGATATCATCATATCCTTCTTCAAATGCAATTTTAGCAAAGTAACGATACTTGATATGTGCCATTGACTCACCAGCCAATGCAGCCTCAAGGTTTTTAATTGTAACTGACATACTAACTCCTTAATAAAAAATGGTGGGCCCACTAGGAATTGAACCTAGACTCAATGAATTATGAGTTCACTGCTTTACCATTAAGCTATAGGCCCTTATTTGACGTATTCTAACGATTCTTTCCTCATCAGTTTAGGTGTTTCCCTAATACCAATGTTCTTAATTACGTAAACGAATTGAACACCATCAATCTCTTTAGTTTCTGGTGAACAAACGTAGTAATTCTCCAACGTGGTTTTAACACGAACTTTTTTGATGTATTGTTTTTCAGTTTTCATAGTATCATTATACACTTAAAAAAAGAGGTTGTCAAGCAACCTCTTTACTATTACCGGAACTTTTCTGGATAATTCAGTTGTTCCCACTCCTCATCGGAGACAGGCCACCAATTCATTCCTTTTCCTTAATAGTAATTTTCTTAATGGCATCTTGCGCTTTGACCATATTCTCTAGCCAAACTTTAAGCATACCATTTACCATTTCTGCATCTTTGATTTCTACTTTATCTGCAAGAGTGAAAGTACGTTCAAATGCACGGTTGGCAATGCCCCTGTACAAATAATCACCGTTATCATCGTCTTTAGATGCAGCTTTAATTACAAGTTTATTTCCTTCCAAAGTCATTTCAATATCAGACTTAGAAAAACCAGCAACTGCCATCTCAATGACATACTTGTTTTCTTTTACCTGACGAATGTTATATGGAGGATACGATACGGATTTTGCAGCTATCGTTGCTGCTTCACGCATAAGTTCCAATGTGTCATCGAAGCCTACTGTGAATGGTTGGATGCGGCCGAAGTCGGCGCCAAAAAAATCTTTCATAAGATTTGTCATGTGTTTCTCCTAAAAAGCGAGATTAAAAAATTGATACCCCGAAGGCGTATCGGTTGAGGTACTGGTTACGTTCTCCAGCGACAATAACGTTTGCCCGTTTTATTACGCTCCTAAGGTAGGTGGAGCACCTTTTCCCATCCCGAGTGGGACTATTGTATCAATATTTATAACAAATGTCAAGAAGCGTTCGGTTTTTTACCAATATTGTATTTTGGTATTAATTGCCATTCGTCTTTTTCTTTGTGGGATATGATTTTAACCTGTGACAAGAAGATAGGTTCTGGTACTTCCGTCTGTTTAGGATTTACCAGTTTGACCAATCCCCAGTCTTCCAGTAGGTTTGCAATTGCATTCCTACGTGCTAGGTCACCCTCTGAAATATCAGTTGGTTTACCATCTAATGCAAATAGTTCTTTGAAATGTACCACATAATATTGTCCACGTTTGTGGAGTATGTGGCATGATTGATATAAAATCTTGTCTTTTTTGGAAGCAACCCCAATGCGGGTCAATGTTTCACGTACTTTTAGAAAATCATCTTTTTCATTTAAGGTCACTTCAACCAAATCGTTAATGTTTACCATTATTCTTCACTCCGCCAGTATCTGTTTTTGTTTTTATTACAGCGATTTGTTCATCGGTAAGAATACGTAGGGCTTCTTTAGCCTTGGCGTTAGAATAACCAAAATAGGCTTTCACACACTCAATATTCTCGTCAGTTTTAGACTTCTGCCACGGTTGGAATTTCCGTTTCATAGGTCTAATACTATTTAGAAAATACTGGTATTGCATATCTTTGTCAACACCTGGATGTAAATTCATATCATTTGCATATAAAATACAGTCCAGGTGATAGGACAAAGAACGATTCACAATAAATGGTGCGTAGTCTTTATAATCTATTTCTCCGTCTGGTGTTTTTTTACGGAGAATGAAATCAACATAATCAAACGGAGACATGATTCACCTTTAAATTTTGAAATTTTTTATTCTGTGAGTCCAATCTAATCTTTTGTTCATTACAATAAACATCATACTTCAATTTAAACTCATCTAACCATTCTTCTCTAGAAGGTCTTGGTCTGGTTTTAAAACTATTGTCAGGATTAACCTTTGGTTGTAAGAATCCTTTTCCTTGGTTTGAAATATTATATTCAATTTCTTCAAAAAAGTATTCTGACAAACGAGTTAGTGTAATTACACCAGAATCATTTTTGTATTCCAAATGTATCATTTTTAATTCACAGTCAATATCACTTAAAAATTCTGCGACTTGGGCAGTACACAAACGACCTGTTGTTTTTATGGCACAACTTGTTTTTAAGTTATATCCAAATTTAGAATTAATCCAAACATCGGCATATTTTTGCCTTTTGCTTTTTTGTGTGTAATTGAAATGTTTTCTAAATTCAGATTCTAAAAATTCACCTGCATCAGAACCTTTTGTTATTTTATAGGTGGGTTTAAAACTATAAACAGAAAAATCAATATTCATTATTTGAACTCACACTCAACCATGATTTCTGTCAAACATGCAATCAAATTAATCTCATGGTCTGCAACAAAAGCAGATTGATACTGATACTTTGCAATGATAAGAACCATCTGTGGTACAGAATTTGGTGTCAATGATTCATATAATGTATCATATAACTTTCTAAAAATGGTTGTTGCATCGTTGTCTAAGTTTGATGTAACCCACTTACGACAAGTTCCGAAGTCTTTATCTTTTAGACCTTTAATAAGTTCTGTCAATTGCAAATCGGAAACTGATGCAAGAATACCTTTATCAATTGTGCCGCTAACGCTATAACGCTGAAGCTCATTAAGAACACGGCGATTGTCAGGGAAATGTTTGGTGATAACGGCAGCAACAACCTGTTTGTCGTATGTAACACCTTCTTGTTCTAGGATCCACTCAACACGCTTAAAGAATTGTGCAGCCATCTTAGGTTTACTGCCATTGATTTTAAAGTCAACAACGGTACAACGAGAGTGAATTGGGTCGATGATCCTGTTCTTGAAGTTACAGGTGAAGATGAATGAACAGTTCTCCGCAAACTCCTCAATGGCACCACGCAACGCAGGTTGAGTTGAATTTGCATTTAGATAATCTGCTTCATCAATGATGATGACCTTGCGTCCACCAGACAAGGAAACAGATGAGGCATAGTTTTTGATTTTGTTTCGGAATGTGTCAATGCCAGATTCATCTGAACCGTTGATGACAATGTAATCGCAACCAACTTCTTCACACAAGGCTTTTGCAATTGTAGTTTTACCAACACCTGCGGTACCAGACAAAAGAAGATTAGGAATCTCTTTGCGGTTTACATATTCCTGAAATGTAGTTTTAATTGCTTCAGGAAGAATACAATCTTCAACTTTCTTAGGGCGATACTTCTCCACCCACAACATGTGTTCGTTCATTCAAATACTCCATAATATAATTAAATTTCGTCATGCCATTTAAAACCAAGTAACAACTTGGCAAAAAATCTTACGACTGCATTTGGTTTTGTAGGTCTATACACAAACATATTGTTCGTGATTTCCCACTTGCCAACATTCTTTTCACTAGGTCTTATAACAAACTCGGTTGTTGGTTGTGACCATGATGTTCCAACAACACCACCATTACTAATTAAGTAACTGCCACTGGTAACAGGACTCCATTGTTTGTTACGCCACTCAGCAATCCATTGTTCAGTTTGAGTGAAATCTAAGTCTAACGAAGTTTGTTCCGTTAGTGGATAGAAAAATGGTATTTCAATTTGTTGCATTTGGAAATGGCCAAGTCAATTCTTGTTCAATTTCTTTAACACGATTTTCTAATACAGAAATTGCTGTATTAAAATGACCTGTGCCTTCTGATGATGGATTATAACGAGTTTTCAAAACCTGAATTTCTTTCCTCAATACAGCAAGGTATTCATCTTTGTCTGTCCATGTTCTGATTTCACCCATCATTTCACCTCATTCATACTTTCAAATAGAGCTTCAAACTCTTTTGACTCTGCAACCTCAGTTTGAAATGAATTTTTAAATTGTGTTTTTGCCATGCGTTTGATAATCTTTTTAGGAACTTTCAACTCATCATTGGCTGCATCAACAATATCTTTCATTGCATCTGTATTTGCTTGATTGCGGTTCATGTGAAGAACCATTTCATCAACATAACCTTTGAGTTTCTTCAATTGGTCTTCATCAAAAGAACCGAATAGTGTAGTTACTTTAGTCATGCCATCATTCCTACAACTTCAAGTTCAGATTCTTCAACGATGATTGAACCATTAGTCAAAGTTATTCCTGTTTTACCAACATGGTCAGCAGCTTCACTGCCCTCTGGAATACGAAATACTGCCACAATATAATGTGGATTAATTGCAACTTTGTGTTTGTTTATTGCGTCTGTTAACCAAATCATATTAATCTCCAAATTTAGAATGTTTGGCTTCAATTGCAATCCAATATTGAATGTCGCCTTTGGTGTTTTTGAAGGACGCCAAACCTTTTGATGAGATTTCAACTTCATATGAATCAGGCATCATCTTCAAATTCTCAGTCAAGAAAACTGCTTTGAATTTTGTGCCATTACCATCAGTAATTTCAGTTGAGTTAATGTGTGCAGCATCATCACTTGCATCAAATGCTGTAACAAAGATTTTATCACCATCAGATTCGATGGCAACATTTGGTGATTGCAGAATACTTGATGATTTAATGATTGCCGCCAAGTCATCAGCTGACAATGTGAATGATGCATCAACGGAAGGCAAAGACAATTCTTTATCTGGTACTGTAACAATCACATTGCGTGATGTTGTACGATAGTTTGTTTTGCGTTTACCACTCTTAAAGATAACATGTTTAGAATCAAAGTCTAATTCACAATCTTTATCCATAGAATGTACAGACAAAAACTGGTTCAAATCATGGATACAAAAATCTTGGGGAAATTGATCCTTGACTGTGGCCTTTGCCAAAACAGTTTTAGTTGGGGAAATAGTTGCTAGTTTATTTCCAGTTTTGAATTCAATACTAGCATTGATACCGACAAAGTTCTTAAGAACTGCCAGTGTTTCACTTGATAATTTCATTACGATACTCCTTGTTTCAATTCACTCATTATACCTGAACCATATGATTGTGTCAAGCATTTCAATAAATTATTTTTTAAATCTTCTAATGTTCCAGAATTACTAATACGATGGTCAATATAACCACCAATCCAACGCCATTCTGATTCATGTATACCTGATTTGTGTAACATGAATTCTTCCGCTTTATAATCACCTCTGTTGGCCTTGACGGCAACTTCATACCAATGTGGTGTTATACCACGTTGTACTTCAATTAAAACACCAGATTGATTGTGTACGAATTCAATTTCATTTTGAAAACGTACATCAGTGATGACAAAGTTTTGATTTGGATTGGATTGAATATAGTTTTTTAGTTTGATTACCCAAAAGTCTTGGTGAAATACATCACGACCAACTTCTGTACCCATTAATTGTAGTGCTAGTCGTGGAGTAAACTCACGACCAAATTCTTTAGACCAAAATGCGTCTGGTTGTTCACGCCATTCACGGGACTGTTGTGTGTCACCTTCCAATAAGTGACGAGGCCAACCAAACATTTCAGCGGCAACATCTTTAACACCTTTGGCAAAAGACACAGGTGTAAAACCCATGTCTTTTAAAAGGTCACCAGCTGTGCCTTTACCTGAACCAATAAATCCAAGTAAACCAACAATCATTACATTTCACCAACGAAGTTTGCAACTGCTGGCATATCACCTTTGAAGTGATAGGTGCCGATGTGGTCTGTACGCATCCAAGGACACAACCAAATTGAACCACCAATCTTGCGCCACAATTGACAGAACATATAATCTTCCGACAAGTAACGGTCTGTACCACCACCTGTAGGGGAATCAATAGTATCAATCAACGTATCAAAGAACGCATGAATGTAACGTGAACCGTCAAAGTGTGCTTGGCCAACATGGTCTGGTTTGTAACGTAGGTGTGGGAATGCTTCTGCAAATTTAGGAAACACTTCACGTTTAACCAACATGAAACCAGTTCCAATTTCCAAAACTTCCAATGGGTCAGAAATATTGAATTGTGCAGTGCCTTTTACTGGATTGAAAACATAATCACCAGTAACTTTTTCCAACACCTGCGGGTCAATATTTGGATTCTTTTCAATAGCACGTTTAACAGATTTCCATTTGATGGCTTTCTTAGGATAAGGACCACCAATAACATCTTTATCTAATGCCAAAAGAGCAATAACGTCTTTTGGATCAAAGTGAATGTCAGCATCTAAGAACAACAAGTGTGTGCAGTCTGAACGATTTAAGAACTCATCTACGAGATAATTTCTTGCACGTGTAATCAAAGATTCATTGAAAAGAAATGAAAATTTAACTGACACACCGTATTGCATACACAAAGCCTGTAAATCCAAACAAGCCTTAGCATACAAACCATGATTCATACCACCATACATTGGTGTTGCAACAAAGATACTTTTCTTTTGTAATTCTTCTTTTTTAATTGAAATTTCCATTTGCTCTCCAGGAATATAAAAAAGGGGAGTACCGCATTCCTGCGGTCTCCCCAGTTGGCAAACTTAAGCTGTGTAGTTAAAGCCTGTGCTCAATGCGGCACGAACCATTGCCTTGGTTGGTTTACCCATACGATATACGGATACTTTAGAACCATCACCACGTGTTTTGGTGTTGGTGTAGATGACATGGCCTTCTTGGCGCAACTCATCAATACGTGCGGAAACATTTTGGATTCCGAAACGAGCACGTGCTTGTGCTGTGGAAAGGGTATTGTAACCCTCAGTCTTGCTCAAATAGTTGAGAATCTTTTCTTTTGCAGAAATTTTAGTAGTCATAATATAATCTCCTAATAATGACAAAGTTAAAAACAAAGTCTTGCGTTTTGCAAGTATTCACAGTATAACACTATTTAGTGTGTGTGTCAAGTATCCTGGCGGTATACTTTTTTATCTGCCAACTTGTGGCAAATACTTTGCCTTGGTATCTTCCCAAGACAGGTATATCAAGTCATCATAGAATAACGATTCATAAGATACATTATTCTTTTTCTTCAACATTGATATACGACCTTTGGCATATTTGGTTTTCCAAATTTGTGCCAAGGTTTCTTCACTGGTATCAAACGATTTTACCAGTTGTTCATCACCAATCTCCTTGCGGAGATATTCATTGGTGTTGTTATACAGAGGTGAGAAATAGATGCCTCTCTGGTGCTCTGTACGAATCAAGTTCTTAGGAATGCCAAGTTTAGAATAGGCAAAATTTAAAGAACGATTCTTGTGGTCACGCTTAAGTGGAAGACCTTGTGTATTCTTGGCATCCCACCATTCAAAATATTTACGTGGATAGTTTTCTTTAATCCAATTGAATACCATCTTCATTGTTTTCTTAGAAGGTTCAAAAGCAACCGAACCACTAGAGAAACCCATTTTGTTCCAATGTTCAAGACCATCATACTGAGATAGACCATTGGACTTAGTATTGCCATAAAGGGAAGTAGTTGTAACACCAACAAGAACATCACCATATCGTTCTTTCCAATCTTTTTGAACTGTGTCAGCAAGACACAATAGTGCCAATAATTTACCACCCATGTAATTGAAACCAAGTGGTTGTAGTGGAACAATTGTAGAACCGATTGCTGTGTGGTTAATCATGCCTTGTTGTGTCTTAACATCACGTGGCCAACCAATCGCATTATCTCTTGGTGTAAGGTCTAAGAAGTCAGATGAAATACAAATGACACCAAGATACTTTCCTGAATGTTCATCAACAACAGTGTAGAATAAGTTACGACCAATGTTACTGTTGTTCTTCATTGTAGATGAGAATGTACGAATTGCATTCCAAGTTTCAGCCAAATCACCATTATGAATTTGCATAACTGGTTTCAGTTTTTCATAATCGTCTGGTGATTCTGGCATCCAAAAATTAGATTTTACTTGGTCAATCAAAATCTTTTGTTCTGGATTAACCATTTGCATTTCTGCACCAAAAACTGTAGAAACTTCATGTACAGGATATCTCTCATGCACTTCACACCATTTCTGATATAAAGTATACTCACGCACATCCATTTGGGATGCATAGGATAAATCCTGTATTAAAGTTTCTTTCAATACGTCAGTATCAATGTGTTCAAACGATTCAACTGGATTGGCCTGTTGCCATTCATTCCATTGTTTATCGACATAATCAGTAGGTGTTGCCATTAAATATTTTTCGCTTGCATCTGTTTCAAAATTTTAGGATTGAAATACTTGCGTCTAATCTTTTCCAGTTTCTTAAGACCAAACTGCAACGCAAGTGGTTTAACCCTACTGGTATACATTATACCATTCATGTGATCCAATTCATGGAGGAAACAACGTGCAGATATACCTTCAAAGATTGCCTCTTTTTTCTCACCTGTGAAATCTTGGTATTCTACCCAAATCTTTTTAGGTCTGGTAATGCGTAGCGTTAACAATGGCCAGGATAAACATCCTTCTTCCATGTGTACTTCACCCTCAGTCTTAATTAACTTTGGATTGAAGAATGCCACATATTCATCACCAGTGCCCATAACAAATACACGATATGGATAACCACATTGATTGGCAGACAAACCAAAGCCATTGTGCTTCTTACAAGTTTCTACTAATGCAGATGCGAATTCATTTGGATTTACTGGTGGTTTACTGAAATCAAATTCAGGTAGTTCTTTATATAAAACAGGCCAATCAGCAGAAACCAAATCAAATGTTTTTATTGTTGGTGATGCAACTTTCGATGCATCTTCGGTATTAATTGTAATCACTTCACTCATTTTGCTATCCTTGAAAAGTTATTCTTTTTCTCAAATTTAATGACCGAACGGAACTTATCGAACAGTTGGTCGCCTTTGTGGGAAATTACAAACACATTTGTATCTGTACCCATTTCATTAATCAATTTTAGAAATTCTTCTGTGCCAACAGTATCTAAACTTGAATCAAACACCTCATCCAATATCAATAGGTTTGTATTGGTAGAATTCTTCAACTTGGCAATCTGTCTCCATGTAAACAACAAAGCCAAATCAATACGCATCTTCTCACCTTCTGAGAAATTGGCATAAGAGAATTCATCACGGTGCCTACTCTTAATTGTTTCTTCAAAGTTTTCGTTGATGTTAAAGTTAACAAAGAAGTCCATTGCAGTCAGGTACTTGTTAATCAACTTGTTCATAATCGGCAAATACTGTTTGATTATTCTGGTCTTAATGCCACCATCTTTCAACAAAGTACCTGCAAATTCATAGTATTGTTTTTCTACTGAACCTTCTTGTTGTGCTTCAGTGTGCATCAACAAATCGGTACGTAAGTTTTTTAATTTTTGGTTCTCTTTTTCAACGTCATCATACTTAACGGATAGTTCCGTAATTTCTTTTTGCAATTTGACAATGTATTTTGATATGGCTGCCATTGTGGCATTGTGTTTAGTAATCTCATTACTATGTTCATTTATATGTTTGATGATACCGGACACTTTGGTCATTTCATCGGTAACATTTTTCAATTCTGTACTAATATCATTAAGACCTGTTTGTTGTGTTTGTACCTTAAGTCTACGTTCTTCAACCTGTTGTTCTTTAAAAGTTAATTCAATAGATTGTTTACAAGTAGGACAGTTATCATTGTGTTCATAGAACTCAATATCTTTCTCATTCTTTTTGATATTACTTTCAATCTTACCTTGCAAAGTGAATAGAGATTTGGATTTCTTTTCCAATTTTTCTTTCTTATCACCAACTTTGGAAGTTAATACATCAATATGTTTATTAATCAATTCAACATCTTTTAATAGTTGTTTCAATTGTTTTTTCGATGTTTCAACTTCAATTTGTTTTTTGGCAATCTCGTCATCGTTATGTTTCTTGTGTTCTTCAATGTTTGCCAATTGCATTGCAATCTTTTCTTCAATCAATTGAATTTCGTATCGACCTTTAGTTAGATTGTCTTTGAGAGTAGACATTTTATCTTTTAGTACTACGTTCATTGTGGAAAAGATTTGAATGTCCAGTAGGTCTTCAATGATTGCCCTACGGTCAGCAGCCGATAACTGCATGAATGGAACAAATGATGCTGAACCAAGAATGACAACCTGCGTAAAGGACTTGTAATTTAGTTTGAGAATGTTCTTCTCTAGTATCTCTTGATAGTCTTTTGCAGCTGCATCTTGGTTCAGCAGTACATCATTCAGGTATATTTCAAACACATTAGGTTTGATACCACGAATTACTTTGTAACGTTTTTGGCCAATATTAAATTCAACTTCAACAACGGCATCACGACCATTGATAGAATTCAATAGTTGAGGTTTATTAATCTTACGAAATGGCTTACCAAATAGACCAAAACAAAGTGCATCAAGAATGGTAGACTTGCCTGCACCATTCTGTCCCACAATCAATGTATTGGTGGATTTAGTGAAATTAATTTCTGTAAATGACGCACCAGTAGAAAGGAAATTCTTCCATCTAACCTTTTGAAATAATATCATGCTTGTTCAGTATTCAATGCCTCTACGTAGAGTTCTTTTAATAATGTTTTCAACTTGTTGTTATCAATATTTTCGTCAGTAATTGATTCAACATATTTGTTTAGTGTCGTTAATGTATCTTCAGCCTGATCCACCATATCATCTTCAAGACCTTCATTCAAGTCGGTGAAATCTTCTGCAATTGTAATATCGACAGGGTTTACATTATACAGGTTATTCATGAACTTGTCAAACAAATATGGGTTTGTTTTGTTAATTACTACCACCTTAACATACTTGCCGGCATAACCTGTTAAATCCATATCTGAAATCTCTTTAATGGATTGCTCTTTATCATCATATAAAATACGATGAAACATCTTATTTGGATTCTTTATGAACTCCAGTGTTCCATCATCCAAATTGAATAGGTGAAAACCCCTATCGTCATTATAATCTTGCCAAGTAAGTTCATACGGGTTTCCCAGATAAAAAATGCCATCAGCATTGGACTTATGATGGTAATGACCGCTAAAAGTGTATTCAAACTTTGTAAAAAGAGCACGTTCTAGTCCTTCATGTGATGGCATACCACGATACATGGCAAAACCTGCAATCTCAAAATGACCCATACAAACATTCGCATCTGTATCTTTTAACATCTTTGTGGATGCTTCATGGTTGTCGGCACATATCCACGGCATCATACAGATTTTATGTGGACCAACATAGATTTCGGATGGTTGGTCAATCACATTGATTGATGAACCATATTCACCAAGTAACAAATCTACCGAGTTGACATGATTCGTGTTCTTAAAGTAAGTATCATGATTGCCAGCAAGCATATGAACCTGCACACCCATTTCAAATAATGGGTTGAAAAACATTTCTTTGGCACGTTTAAGTGTGAAGAAGTTTATATATTTGCGTCTATCAAACGTGTCGCCAAGAATAAGAACAGTAGTAATTCCATTAACTTGTAATGTAGGAAAGAATACTTCATTATAAAATTTTTCATAGTAATCCAAGAAGTGTGTAGAATCATTTCGTGCTCCAAAATGTTGGTCAGTTATTATTGCTACTTTCATTTGTGTTTTTCAATATCCAATACTCTTTGTCGTAACTCAGTGGTTGAAAAACTGTGTTGACGACTGTTAAAATATACTGCCATAGGGAGTTGATAACCAGTAAATTGTTTATCTCTATACTCCTCACCTATGATTCTAACATCAATTGGATAGGAAGTCAATATGTCCATCAATTCTTTTTCTGTGGCATACGGTATAATTTCATCAACATATTTGCAGGCCTGTACCTGTATGAATCTTTCCAGTACCGTTTGTATTGGCTTATTTTTGGTGGTAGGCCTATCAATGGTAGGGTCCATTTGTAAACCAACAATCAAATGCTCACATTGAGTCTTTGCCTCTTTCAACATCATCACATGACCTGCATGAAACAAGTCAAATGTGGAACATGTAAATCCAACTTTCATAATCACTCCTCAATAAACTTCTCAAGGCCTTTTGGTTTCTTTGCCGCATCTTTCTCTGCCTTTTTGGCACTTCTGGCATCTTCGTATGTCTCTATAAATTCGGCAATATTATCATAGAGTTCAAATTGTCTTGTGGTACCATCTTCCGATTCCATCATTTCAAATTCATCCAGAATACCCATCTGTTCTGTGGCTTTGTATTTCACATACAGTTGTTTCTTTTCTTTTTGAATTCGTCTGAGAAAGGCGTAGTAGATGATTTGTGTGAAGTATGCAAATGGGTTCTTTGATTTGGTTTCGTCAAAGTTGGCAAAATACATTAAACAGTTTTCAATACCATCAGATATCATCTCATCTCGGTAGGTGTAATTAATGAAGTTTGGTTTGTGTGATAGACCTTCGGCAATCTTCATGAAGCATTCACCAATGTAGTTTGGTATTGCAGGTGTTGGAAGATTCTGGTCTTTGGCTGTCTTTGCGGCAAGCTTGTAATCGGTTAATGCCTTTAGGAAATCTTCATTGTTTATATAATGTTTCTGTTTACTCATTCAAATATACCATAAAAAGTTGTTGACAAAGGGCTTGACATGTGTTAAAGTCCACGGTGTAGCCCCGATGATATTAATATTAATGTAATACCAAGTTCTTTATATTACCTAGTTCATCCATAGCATCCATAACCCCCATCAGATATTCCTTTTCTTCGTTCTTATCTTTTGGTTTCGATGCGTTGACTTCATTGATTCGTTCCACGGTACTAACATAATACTCAGCGAACTCATCATTAGGTTCCATCACACAGAGAATATCTTCACCTTTGATATTCACTTTGTTTTCTTTCAACATAGCCAAAGGCAACCACTGCTGCATCACAAGGTTAGTGTTTCTAACCTCAAACAGCATTGGTTCTGAAACTTCATACGTATAGTCTTCCATCTCTGTCAAAAAACAAATAACATCAAGGTCATCCTTGAATCTTACAATCTTTACGTTATTTTCCATCTTTAAGTCCTATGTTATAAATCTTAAATGAGAACTTCTCATCATTATATATCTTTACTCTTTCAACGAAATGTTTCAGAGTGAAGTTCATGTGTTTCTTGTATCTAAGGTCATCAGCAATATCATATAAAGTTGCAATTTCTTTGCCTTCAGATTGTCTTAGTCCACGACCAATAGACTGTAGATTTCTTACTCTACTCTTACTAGGTGATGCAAATATAATATTATGTAAATTTCTAATATTAATACCTGTACTAAACGTTCCAAAACTGGCCACAACGATAGCATCATTTTCTGTTTCCATGATACGGCGAACTTCTTCTCGGTCTTCCGTTTCAACATTACCATGTATGAAAAAGACCTTACGGCCATTCGCTTTTTCTTTAATTAGATTATACAGGACTTTGCCATGTTTTTCAACCATTTGATACAGAACCAGTGTATTCGTACCTAAACTAATTGCAAGATTTCTAATAAAACGGTTTCTGTTTTCGGATGTGATAAGATATTGTAGTTCTTTAGGATAACTACAATCTTTCATCTGCTCCGCAATTTCATCCGAATGTTTCAATATCAAACATTTGATACGAAAATCTGATAGTTGTTTACTATCAATCAATTCTTTGGTTGTTGTAACTTGTTCCACTGGTCCAAAAAGACTTTCTAGTACCAGTTTATGTGTTTTTGTTCCATCCAAAGTACCAGTTAGGCCAATACGGTATTTGGTGTTGACTGCCGCAGTCATAATAGTTGTCAGAGATTGTGATTTGAATAGGTGTGCTTCGTCACCAATCACATAATCAAACTGTTCAAAGTAATTTGCCGGCATCGTGTACAATGATTGCCATGTGGAGATAAACAATTTCTTATCTGATACTTTATCTTTACCTTGATAGATTCTGTGTACGTTATCTAACACATCAAATCCATTGTGTGATGAATAGTCCACAAAATCGGAGAATAATTGTTCAACCAAAGATGTTGTTGGAACAATAATCAATCCTTTTAGGTCTTGAAAGTCCAACAACTGTCTAAACAACAAGTAGATGATTAATGATTTGCCTGAGGCTGTTGGTGACAACAATAATGCTCTGCGATTCTGCATTGCATGAATGAAAGCATTCTGTTGATGTTCTCTAGGTGCAATAGGTTTGTCCTGAGAGTGCAGGTTCAAAGATTCTGCAAACTTGTTAAAGTGATATACTGAGTATTCGTCCTGTGTCTCCAGACCGTTCCATTCTATTCCATACTCACGTTCTTCAGCAAACTGTTTCAGATAGTCTACAAGACCAAGGTATAGTTGTGAAGTTTGAAGATTGTATAGTCTGATTTTGCCGTCCCAGATTTTGTTTCTGAATGCTGGAACAAATTGATAACCAGGAACAAAGAATGTAAAGAACTCTGAAAGTTCTCTTGCAATATGTTTTTCGCAAATTAATTTTGCGTAAACTTCATTCTTTTTAATTACACTGATATCTGACATAATTATTGACCGTTAACAAACTTTTCCCATGATATAAAATCTCTAAGTTGCCATGTGCGTTGTTTCAATTCAGCCATCACTGATTCAATAACTGAAATAACTTCCTCATGATATACTTTCTTTTCTAACAGTTTAATTAAATCACCGTCAGCTTCTAAGTATGTAGTTATGTCAGATTTGAGTGCAAATTGAAATGGTTCCCAACCATATTGGTCGAGTTCTTCTTTTGACATTTTACCGGTAAAGTATTCCCATTTGACCTTACGCATACGCAGATAATCAAAGTGGGCCTTTTTGGATGCGATTTTATGTTTGGTTAGAATATTCAAATACTTACTATGCAACATAGGTATTCGTAATAGTTCTTTACTTGGTTCTGTTTGATCCATAACAGAATCTGTTTCCCAATATTTCAATACTTGTTCAAGATTTTCCATAATTATTAAAGTGGCAATAAAATTACATTATAAAGGTTTTCGTGTTAAAAGTCAAGTTAACATGTCATAAGAATATGATTCATACCTGAATGTGGCATTGATTGTAACCAAATTATCCGCTGACAATGTGGTATCAAAATTAATATCACTCATTGTTAATGGAAATACATTTTTATAATGAATTCTTAAAATTGGATTATTCAATGCTGAAAGAACCGTCAAAGTGGCGTCAGAGAAATGTTTATTCTTTTGCAGTTCTATTTCGTGATTTCTTTTTTCAAAACCATTTGGATCGGCAATAGAAGTGAACCACTTATAAAGATTTTTCCATGTGGCCAATTCTTCATCTACAAGAAAACTAACACTCAATGGAGAGTATGATAGTTTGGTGCCTGGTGAATACATGTCCAAAAATGGTGTTGTTCTTGTAACTTCACCCAAAGATACTCCTGGTAAGTTTACACTTTGGCAGAAATATTGTACTGTGCTGATTCTGTCGAATATCAGCAAGAACTTGGTAGGTTGTAATGGGTTAGTATTCTGTGGGTTTCTATTTAATGCAGTCATTTTAACTCCTCTCTATTATTTAGGAGCCAAAAAAAAAGACCACCCGAAGGTGGTCTTTAAATGTCACTCTGCGGTGACTTCTTATCTTACATCAAGTTGCGAACTTGGAAGATACGGTAGTAGACGTTTGAACGTGCGTTCAATGCGCCGTTGCCAGTTGTCAAGCCTGTTGCGAATGGGTTTGCAACCATGCCGTAACGAGTCTTGAAACCAATCTTTGGTTGGAATGTGAACTGGTCAACTGCACGAACCATTTGTAGAGGAACGTATGGGCAGTAGAAAATACCAGCGTCATAAGGAGAAGAACCCTTATAACCGATTGTAACCAATTCTTGGTTAGATGTGTAACCACCGAAGTATGGGTCGATATAGACCTTGATACGACCGTGTAACAAACCAGCGAATGTGTTGCCTGTATCGTCAACTTGCAAGTCAGCTTGTAGAGCAGGTGTGTATTGCAACACGCCAGCCATTGCCATAGCAGAAGCAACATCAGATGATACAATCATCACATTGCCTTTACCTCTACGAGTTTGTTTTGCAATAACGTTTGCATCACGCTCGATTTGGAAAATCAAACCTTTGAAACGCTCAACAGACCAACGGCCGTTAGAGTCAGTGTCTAAGTCGAATGTACCAGCAGTTGTAACACCGTATTGAGCACCAGCAACAGCAGTTGTGTAGATAGTACGGATAACTTCACGGTTGATTTCAGCCAAAATTTCTGTAGAAAGAATGTTTGACAATTCTGTTTCTGCGTCCAAACCATGAACTGCTTTCAAGTCTTGTGCAAGTTCTAGTGAGTATTCAGCTTTCAATGCACGGCTTTGAGCAGTTACAGTAACTTTCTCAATGCTGAATGCCATTTGATTGAACATACCAGTAGAAGTGTCTGCACCCAAACCTTCAGCAACTGATGTTGTCATTGCAATACCAGTTGAGTAGTGGTTAGCAACTAGGTCTGCACCTGCGTTTGTAACGATATCTGTTGCATTGTTACCTTGGAAACCGTATGGGTTACCAGATGAACCAGCGCCAGAGAAGATTGTGTTTGCTTCGTTGAAGAATGCTTCGTTTGAGTTGCTTGGTGAACCAGACATTGCATTGTAACGAGCACGCATTGCAAAGATAAGACCAGTAGGTCCTGTCATTGGCTGAACGCCAGCAACATCATATGCAATCAAGTTTGGAAGAGCACGGCGAACCAAGCTAATCAAAATTGGGTCATAGTTTGCAACACCAGAACCAGTAACGTTGGTTGGTGCAGCAGAGTATGTTGTTTCGTTCAACTGCTGTGCAGATTCTTGCATAGCTTGTTGTTGGTTTTCCAAAACAAGTGCTGTAACAGCTTTCTTGTATGGGTCTTTGATGGATTCAAGTTCTGGATGTTCCAAAACTGGAGCCCATTTCTTTTGTAGTTCTTCTGTTAGATACATGAGTGTCTCCTTGTAAGTATCTTTTTATTGGTAATTTTTATTTATTTTACCAAGGTTTTAGAGATTGTTTGTGCGTACTGAGCAATTGCAGGATCAGTAGAAACGGATTGTTTCTTTTCTTCTTCAACTACGATTTCCTCATTTAGAGCAGAACTATCGGCAGATTTAACGGCTGTTTCAAAATAAGATTCTCTTATTGCAACCACTTTGTCTGCAAATTCTTCTTCGGTAGTAAACTCAATACTCTCTGCGAGTGATTTCATTTTTTCTACTTGTGTCTGCGTTAGGCCTTCACATACTGCATGTATAGCCTCAATTTTTTTGTGTTCGTTTAATTCTTTTTTAAGTTGAACGGCAGAATTGATTTGTTCGCTCAATGAAGATTCTAGTTCTTCAACACGTGTTGTCAATTCTTCAACAACGTCAACTTTTTCTTCTGGAATGTCAATGTAGTGTTCAACAAACAAGTCGTGTAGACCTTTGATGAAATCTTCTACGATTTCTGCACGTAGGCCTTTTTCGATAGCCAATGCATTTTCTTTCATCCATTCTTCGGCCATATAGTTCATGTAGTCATCAACTTTAGTTGCCAAATCTTCTTTAACTTCTTCAACAGCTTCTTCAAACTGTGTGAACAATTCTTCTTGGATATCTTCCAAGATTGCTTCTGTACGAGCAATAACTGCTGATTCAAAAATTGTAGATGCCTTTGTGACAAATTCTTCTGAAAGATTTTCGCCAGAAAGAAGAGCATTGATATCTTGTTCGATATCTTCTTTCATCTTTTGTTTCTTCATTGCAGCCTTAATCATTGCTTTGTCTTGAGCAGCATCTTCATGGCCTTCTTCTTTTTCTTCAGCCACAACTTCTTCATCTTTTACTTCTTCTTCAGCATAAGATTGGAATGTTGCACCTGGGTTAGAAGGCATAGTTTGCTTTGCCAATTTAGCTTTGATACGGTCACGAATAGAACCGTAGTCAGTTGCTGGATCTTGTGCAGTTGCAACTAAGTCAGAACGACCTTTAGATTGTTGGTCTGCATCACCAGACAACTTTGCAGCTGGTTGTGAACCAACTGGTGGTGTTGCACCTGGTGCTGTTGCTGCTGGTACACCTTTTGTGTAATCAGGATTTGCATCATCCTTTTGTTCTGGTGCATCACCAACTTTGCCAACATCTTTTTGTCCTGTAACAACAGATGTAGGTAGTTTTTGTGGTTTATCTTGGCCACCTTTTTTAGCTGCAACATTGCCTGATAGAATGTCTTTAGCGGCTTCGGTCAGATTAAATTTTCCCATTTTGAAAATCTCCTTGATTTTATATTGGATATTTATAATTAAAGTTTTTTGACAAATGATTCCCAAATGCGTAGACTTACTTGCTCAATTTCTTTACGAGAAGCTTGCTTGATTGTTTGCTTCGCTTCTTCAAATTGATATTCGGTCCATACGCCGTTGACCATCACCCATTCTTTGCCTTCCATGATGCCTTGCACAAAAGCACCAGGCGCAGAAGGGTCAGCTACGATATCTGCCGCTGTGGCCAGATGAAAGTCTCCTTGAACGACATTGATGCCGTTTTCCATTTTAAGAGAACCCATACCTCTAGATGATACACCAAGTTGTGCGCCACCTTCGATAAGATTTCTTGCAATGTTACCCATAGGGGTTTCAAGAATTTTTGCTTTGCCTATCCAAGCATTTCCTTCTTGACGTAGACCAACGATTAAGTGTGATACACGGTCAAGATTAATGGATGGGGTGTCTGGATGTCCCAGTTCACCAAAGGCACGGTTTTTTGTAATGTATTCTTCGCTGTAACGGTTAACTTCATTACGCATTGTTTCTTCTTTATACATGCGTTTGTTTTTGTTAACAGCTTCTGCTACTAGAAACGGACCTTCAATGAAAAGAGTTTTCTTTCCATCTTTTTCTTCCGTTAAATACTGTACCGATTCGGTAAGTTCTCTAATAAGTTTCATTCTTTTTCCTTAAGGACGAATGTTATATGGTGCATAGTTAAATGCAGCTGGATCATTAAATTGACCACGTTGATAATGTTCATTATCTTTACGCAATTCTAAAATCATTGTGTAACTATCGTTTGCTGCCATACCTCTAGTTGTAACAGCGATATCACCTTTACATCCAGTTGTGCCTCTTGCATTGTTTGGTATTGTTACCCAGTTGCCAGCAGAATCATATTCGCCGTTACCATTCATTACAAATATAGGAATTTGTGTATCTGCGTTCCAAGAAAGTGTTACATCACCACCAGAAGCACAGTCATACCATAAACGATAAACAGATAAACCATAAAAACTTAATGGTCCGGTGTTTGCAGTAGAAGAAAGCAAATTTGCTTTTGATGTATCCATTGCACCATAAAGTGTGTTTGCTTGAATACGAACAGCATTTGATTCTTGGCCAGAACCATCAAAAGAACCAGTTAATTTAATAACTGTATGCTCTGTGGTATCTTTTATCACTTGATATGTAAATGAATTTGACATTTGTAATCCCTGTTATTCTGCGGTTTGTTCTTCTTCTTCAGGCTTAACAATCAAGTTCAAAGCAACTTCTTGTTTTTTAGCCTCAATGTGTGCAGCGATTTTATCCTGAATACCAGCATACAAAGCATCACGCATAGCGGTGCCATTATCTTGTGCTGCGTAATCTATAATTGCTCTTGCGTTTTCCATAATTTTCTCCCAATTAAATTATTTATAATATACGTTTCAATTTACTAAACACTTCTTCTTTTTTAGGTGTTGCTTTGGCTGCCTTAACATCTAATTCGTGTTGGTGTTGAGCATTATCTTGGTCTATTTCGGATTGGTTTTGTGCTTGTTGTGCTTGTGCATCTGTTTGCACTGATGCTGCCATTTGTTGTGAAGCAATATCATTTGTTACACCAACTGGCAAACCAAGTCCTTGTTCTTTCTCATCATCCATTTCTGTTTGCATTTCTTTGATTTCATCATCAGTCAAACGTAATACGTTACGTTGAATCCATGCTTGTGAGAAATAACGACCTGTATAGGCATCAACTGCACCCAACAAAGTCAAACGATTTGTCATCAGTTCGGCTTCTTTTAATTCTTCAAAGTTGTTATCTTGAATGAAGTTGTAATGAATGTGTTGTTTGAAATCATCAAATTCTTCAGCAGTACAAATACCTTTTAATACGCATTGAACACGTAGTGCTTGTGTAAATGTGTCTGAAAATTTATTACGTAGTCTAGAAACAAACTTAGAGAATTTCAATTCATCTCTTGTAATCTCTGTGGTTCTACCAAGAGAGAAACTTTGATTTGGTTCCAAACGTGAAACTGGTACACTCAATGCACCATATAATTTCTTTTGAAAGTACTTAACATCTTCCAACTCACCAAGGTTTTGTCCACCTGGTAGTGTAGTAATTTCTGTGCCTTTGCCACCTTCTCTACGTGGCAACCAAAAGTCTTCCATCATGGACATGAATTTACGGTCATCACGGACTTCACCAGTGTTTGCATCATAGACAAGTTTGTTTTTATACTTGACCATAATATCACGTAGGTATTGTTCTGCTTTTAACTTAGGCAAATTACCAACGTCAATATAAAAAATGCGGCGCTCAGGAGCACGTGAAATACGATAGATAACAGTTGCATCTTCAATCATCCTTAATTGATTAAG